GTGCTCTTCCGATCTGGAAAAGGAGAGAGAAGCACCGGTGCCAACCCTCATCTCTCCCCATGCAGCTCAGGGCTTGATCAACTGCGATTCGGCTACAGAATGTGCTGGTCAAGCCGATCTTGACATGACCCTCCGCCACGTTACGTTACGTAGTTCCGTGACCTTCTGTGACGGGAGGCAATGATGCCGATCGGCCGTCGCGACCTGCTCGAGCAGCTGCAAGCCGAGCTGCTGGCGCAGATGGAATCCGTGAGCGGCGACTCCGCTGCCCGTGACGCCGCAACCCTTTCCAAGGAGCTCCGGGCGGTGACCGCCGAGCTCGAATCCCTCGCCCCGGTGAAGGAGTCGAGCGTTGACGATCTCACCAAGCGCCGCGCTGCTCGGCGCGCAGAGGCCACGGGTTAGCTCCGCACCGACGTACGTCAGCTCGGCCGGCGGGGAGGCTGCCGAACTGGCGGCCTCGGCGGGCCTGATGCTCGACGACTGGCAGCGGCACATCCTCTCCGTGGCCCTCGGGGAGCGCTCAGACGGCAAATGGGCCGCGTTCGAGGTCGGCCTGATCGTGGGCCGCCAGAACGGCAAGGGCGCTGTCCTGGAGGCGCGCGAGCTGGCCGGCCTGTTCCTGTTCGGCGAGCAGCTCATCCTCCACTCGGCGCACGAGTTCAAGACCGCCCAAGAGGCTTTCCGGCGCGTTCTGGCGCTGGTTCAGAACACTCCTGACCTGGAACGGCTCGTCTCCCGGGTGCGCACGTCGCACGGCGAGGAAGGCATCGAGCTCCGGTCCGGTGCGCGGCTGCGGTTCGTGGCCCGCTCGACCGGCTCGGGCCGTGGCTTCTCCGGCGACGTGGTCCCTTCGAGTGGTCGGCGCCGGCGGACGCGGATCTCGACGACCCGCAGGCGTGGGCCGCGGCGAATCCCGGCCTCGGGATTCGGATCGAGCCGGACTTCGTGTCAGCCGAGCGATCCGCCCTGCCGGAGATCGAATTCGCCCGGGAGCGCCTGGGCATCTGGGCCGACGGGCGGATGAACGCCGCGATCGACCTGGCGCTGTGGCACGACCTGATCGACACCGAATGCCGCGACCGTTCGCCGATCGCGTTCTGCCCGACGATCAACGCCGAGCGCACCAAGGGTGCGATCACCGCCGCGATCCGCCGGGCCGACGGCCTGGTCCAACTGGAGTCCATCGACTACCGGCCGGGGACGGCGTGGATGGTGGACCGGCTCGCCGCGCTGCACGCCGACTGGCAGCCGATGGGCATCGCCCTCAACCCGGGCGCGCCCGAAGGTTCCCTGACCCAGGGCCTCCAGGCGCTGGGCATCGAGCCCGTACTGGTGACCGGGCGGGAAGAGGCCCAGGCCGACGGCGCGTTCTTCGACGCGCTGGTCGACCGCAGGATCCGGCACGGCAACCAGGCGGCGCTGAACATCGCCGTCGAGCAGGCGGCCTGGCGGCCGGTCGGTGACACTCGCGTCTTCCACCGCCGGTCGGCGACCGACATCGGCCCGCTCAGCGGCGCGGCGAAGGCGTTCTACCTGCTGTCCAAGCAGCCCGAGCAGGTCCAGCCGTTCTTCGCGTCCTGGCGATAGGAGGAAATCATGGCCGTCCTATCGACGGGCCCGGACTCCCGGGCGCACTGGCAGGACGCCGGGCGTCTGGTCGTGGCCGGTCTGGCCCGGTTGCTGTACGCGGGCGGCTGGCTGGTCGCCAAGGCGCTGCGCACGGTCGCCACGATCCTCGCCGCGGTCCTGTTCGGTGCGGGCTGGTTCGCGTCGGCGGCGGTGTGGCCGTCGCTGTGCTGGTGTGGCCGGGCGGTTCGGCTGGGCTGGCAGGAGGGCCGCAAGCCGATCGGCGGCGCTCGTGGGCCTTCTTGAGCGGGTCTCGCCCGGCCGTGGCGAGAAGCGGTTCGGCATCGACCAGTGGATCTCCGAGTACCTGATCCCGTCGCAGTTCCAGTACGGCGGCAGCACCTACCCGCTCGGCCTGAACCAGACGATGACCGGGCAGAAGATCCAGCAGATTTCCGGGACCCTGCCCGGCTACGCGGCGGCGCTACGTCACTGCCCTCCCGCGTTCGCGGCGCAGATGGTCCGGGCGCTGGTGCTGTCCGGGATGCGGTTCACGTGGCGCAACCTGCCGTCGTCGCCGACACCCCGGCGGCTGTTCGGCAACCGGGACCTGGCGCTGCTCGAGCGGCCGTGGCCGAAGGCGACGACCGGTGACCTGATCGCCACGATGGAATGGCACTCCGGTCTGGCCGGCAACGCGTTCGTGGCGCGACGCCCCGATCGGCTGCGGGTGCTGCGCCCGGACTGGTGCGGGCTGCTGTTCGGCTCGGACCAGGACCCGGACGAGATCGCCGCGACCGCGCTGGACGGCGAGCTGCTAGGGCTGGTCTACCAGAACGGCGGCATCGGAACCGGCCGCGGCCAGCTGAACACGCTGCTGCCCGGCGAGTTCGCGCACTGGTCGCAGATTCCCGACCCGGACTGCCCGGGCATGGGCCAGTCGTGGATCACCGCCGCGCTGACCGACATCCAGGGTGACCGGGCGGCGACCCATCACAAGCTGCAGTTCTTCGCGAACGGCGCGACCCCGAACATGGTCGTCAAGGGCATCACCGCGGCGACCAAGGAACAGTTCCAAGAAATCGTCGACTCGATGGAGTCCAATCACGCCGGCGTCGCGAACGCCTACCGGACGCTGTACCTGGCCGCCGGCGCGGACGCGACGGTCGTGGGCGCCGATCTGAAGCAGCTCGACTTCAAGGCCACCCAGGGCGCGGGCGAGACCCGCATCGCGATGCTCGGCCGCGTCCCGGCGCCGCTGCTGGGCATCTCCGAGGGCCTGGCGGGCAGTTCCCTGAACGCGGGCAACTTCGGCATGGCCCGGCGGATCTTCGCCGACTCGTGGATCTATCCGTCGCTGCAGGACCTGTGCGCGTCGGTCGAGTCGATCCTGCCGTCTCCGGTGAATCCGCGCAGTGGCCTGCGGGACGCCGAGCTGTGGTTCGACACGGCGGACATGCCGATCCTGCGCGAGGACGCGAAGGACGCCGCCCAGATCGCGCAGACCGAGGCCACCACGATCGGGCAGCTCGTCCGTGAGGGCTTCACCCCCGACTCGGCCAAGGCCGCCGTGATCGGCCGCGATATGTCCCAGCTCGTTCACACGGGCTTGGTTTCGGTTCAGCTGCAAGTGCCCGGCTCGACACCTCCGACCACCACTCCGAACGGAGGCGCAGCGTGAGCACCAGGACACAGCGATCGCCGATCTGCCTGCGGGCCGCCGAGTTCCGGGCGACCGGCGACGGCGGGGGCGACGGCCGCACGCTGGAGGGCTACGCCGCCGTGTTCAACACGCCCACCATGATCCAGTCATGGGACGGCGAGTACAACGAGCAGATCGCCCCCGGCGCGTTCAAGCGGACCCTGCGTTCCGCCACCCCGGTCCTGCAGTTCGACCACGGCCGCGACCAGCGCACCGGCACCGTGCCGATCGGCTCGATCGACGACCTGAGCGAGGACGACCAGGGCCTGTCCGTGCGGGCCCGGCTGTTCGACAACCCGGTCGTGGAGCCGATCCGGCAGGCCATCGCCGGTAAGGCGATCACCGGCATGTCGTTCCGGTTCCAGGTCGCCGAGGAGCAGTGGACCGACGCCGCCGGCGCGAGGGTCAAGGCGGGCGAACTCGACCAGCTGCTGTGGAATCCGGGCGCGCGTGGGCCGCTGCTGCGCACGATCACCCGCGTCGACCCGCTGTTCGAGCTGGGCCCGGTCGTGTTCCCCGCCTACGACTCCACCTCCGTCGGCGTGCGGTCGCTGCTGGCGCAGCTGACCCCCGACGAGCACCGCCTGATGCTGCGTGAGCTCGCCGCCGAGCTCCGCTCCCAGGCGGGCCTAGACCTCACCGGGGGCGCGCGGAGCGCCGATGGTGACGACCTGCAGGTACGCAGCCAGGAAACGGCGAGCGGCCACCCCGTTTCGATCCGTTCGCGCGCCGACACTGACGCGCTTCGCCTGAGAGGCATCCTGTGAACGACAATCAGCCCGAGATCCTCGAGGAGCTGCGCGGCAAGGACGTCACCGCGCTGACCACCGGCACCACGCCGGACGAGCTGCGCGGCAAGACCCCCGACGAGTTGGCCCGCTACGTCGAGGTCCTCGACGCGCACCTGAAGGACCTGCACCAGAACGACGAGACCGGTGAGCTGCGGGAGAAGACCCCCGACGAGCAGAAGGCCTTCGACTACGGCCTGAAGCTGCGTGACCTGGCCCTGGCCAAGGTCGAGGAGCACCGCAACATCCAGGAGATCTTCCGCCGCAAGCCCGCCGCCGTGCAGCGGGCGCTGGCGAACATCAACTACGGCAGCGACCCGGGCGGCGACGTGCGGCGGCTGTCGAACTCCGAGGCTCGGGACCGGGCGCTGCGGACGCTGGACGACCGTGGCGCGGCGTCGCACCTGCGGTCCGACGAGAAGGACCACGTCGAGGCGCAGATCCGGCGTAACCCGGACATCGCCCGGCGGATCCTGGTCACCGAGAACGAGCACTACCGCGAAGCGTGGATGAAGCTGGTCACCGACCCGAACGCGGTCGGCCTGCTCTCCGACGACGAGCGGAACGCGGTGCGCGCCTACCAGGAGTACCGGGCCGCGAGCGAGGGCACCACGACCGCGGGCGGCTTCGGCATCCCGGTCTTCATCGACCCGTCGATCATCATGACCGCGCAGGGCAGCGGTAACCCGTTCCTGCAGATCGCCCGGCAGGTCGACGTCAACACGAACCTCTGGAAGGGCGTCAGCTCGGCCGGTGTCTCCTGGTCGTTCGACACTGAGGCCTCGGCGGTCAGCGACGACACGCCGACTCTGGCGCAGCCGCAGGTGTCCGTGTTCATGGCCCGCGGCTTCATCCCCTACTCGATCGAGGTGGGGATGGACTACCCCGGCTTCGCGAGCGAGATGCAGACCCTGCTGGCCTCCGGCTACGACGAGCTGCTCGTGGACAAGTTCACCCGCGGCTCCGGTACCGGCGAGCCGAAGGGCATCCTGACCTGCCTTTCGGCGAACACGAACGTCCGGGTGAAGGTGAACACCAACCCGGGCATCAGCATCAACGACCCGTACAACCTGTGGCAGGCCGTCCCGCAGCGCAACCGCCGCAACGCGTCGTGGCTGATGAACGTCGCCGTGAACAACGCGATCCGGCAGCTCGGTACCGCGAACGTCTACCACGGCTACACCGTCGGCCTGCCGGCCGGAGCGGCCGAGGAGCTGTTCCAGTCGCCGGTGTACGAGTCGCCGTACATGCCGACCACCACCACGACCACCACCGCGACCGAGGGCTACGCCGTCGTCGGGGACTTCTCCAACTACGTGATCGCCCGCCGGGGCGGCATGTCGGTCGAGCTGATCCCGCAGATCTTCCAGCAGGCCACGGCGGGTTCCGCGTACGGCATGCCGACCGGCCAGCGTGGCCTGTTCGCCTACTCCCGCATCGGCGGGTCGTCGGCGAACGACCTCGGCTTCCGCCTGCTGGTCTCGAGCTGATGGCCGAGTCCAAGCCGGAGCCGAAGAAGGCACCCGCGCCGAAGCTGGTACTGGCCCGGGCGAGCGAGTCGGGCGACCCGGCGGTCCACCAGCTGATGGGTGAGATCCAGACGGCGCAGATGAACAACGACGACGCGAAGGTCGCCGTGCTGAGCGAGCAGTTGGCCGAACTCGGCTACTGCTGATAGCGGGGCGGCCCGGACCCACGTTCCGGGCCGCTCCACCTACGTGGGAGGTAAAGAATGGACGTGGTTTACGCGGTGGAAACCGCGCAGATCCCGACCGAGGAATGCGGCGTCGTCCTGGTGCACAAGGGCGAGCATTGGCCGGCGGACGACCCGGCGGTGAAGGCTTCCCCGTCGCTGTTCTCGGCGGATCCGCGGTATGGGCTGCGGTACAGCGCCGAGCCGCCCGGCTACAACGACCCGCCCGTCGAGCAGGCCACGGCCGCGCCCGGCGAGCGTCGGAACGTGCGCCGTGGCTGATACCGTTCTTCCCAGCACAGTGCACGACACCACGCCTGCGGATCGTATGCCGGGGAGTTCCGAGGATGGGCTCGGGGGTGTGGGAGGCGGCCGGGCGGAGGCATCCGTGCCGGCCGTCGATGTCCCCGATGCCGCCGTCCTGGCCTACGTGTGCGGCAACGAGGTGTCCTACTCGTGGCACAACAGCATGGTCCAGCTCATCGGCTTCGACGCCCAGTTGCACCAGCGTCTCGGCGACGGACGCGGCGGCTACCACGGGATGCGGTACGGCACCGGCGGGCTCATCGAGGCCCGCAACCAGGCCGTGTACGACTTCCTGAACGACTTCCCGGACGCCGACTGGCTGTTCTGGCTGGACACCGACATGGGCTTCCCGCCCGAAACCCTCGAGCTGCTGATCGCCGCCGCCGACCCGGTGGAACGGCCGGTCGTCGGCGCGCTGTGCTTCAGCATGCAGGAGATTGAGTCCGACGGGATGGGCGGCCGCCGCACCCAGCCGACCCCGGTCATCTACGACTGGATCACTGTCGACGGGCAGTCCGGATACGCGGTGCGCTGGGACTACCCGCGGGACACCGTCACCCAGGTCCACGCGACCGGTTCGGCGTGCATCATCATCCACCGCAGCGTCCTGGAGCGGATCCAGGAGAAGTTCGGCCCGAGCTGGTACAACCGGCTTCCGAACCCGTCGACCGGGCAACTGTTCTCCGAAGACCTGTCGTTCTGCGTCCGGGCGGGCGCGCTGGACATCCCGGTGTTCGTCGACACCCGGGTGAAGACGACCCACCTGAAGAACGTGTGGGTATCCGAGGACCAGTACACCCGCGAGCGGGTCGCCCTGGCCCTGCTGGAGCGCAGCCCCGAGGTCTCCGGGATGAAGCGGGTCGCGATGACCCGGGAGCAGTCCTGGACGTTCAGCCTGCTGCCGGAGGCGCTGGCCGACCTCGGCATCACCGCCACGTCGATCATGCACGTCGGCGCGCACCGCGGTGAAGAGGTCGAGGTGTACCGCAAGTGCGGCTTCGAGCAGATCACCCTGGTCGAGCCGGACCCGGACAACGCCGCGTTCCTGCGTGCCGAGTTCCCGGACTGCGCGGTCGTCGAATGCGCGGCCGGTGAGCAGGCCGGGACGGCGACGCTGCATCGCGCGGCCAACAGCGTGTTCAGCGGGCTGAAGCAGGATCCCGGCATCCCCGAGGCCGGTCAGGTCGAGGTTGCGGTCCGGCCGCTGCGTGAGGTTCAGGCCGAGCATGCCGCGAGCGTGCTGGTGGTCGACACGCAGGGCACCGAGCTGGAGGTCCTGGCGAGTGCCGACCTGAGCGGCGTCGAGCTGCTGATCCTGGAGACGCAGGAGTTGTCCCGCAAGCTGTATGCCGCGTTCTGGCCGGACGCGGTGGAGGCGCTAGGGAAGGTCGACTTCGTACCGGCGATCCGCTGGGAGCACGAGGCCCACTTCGCCGACACCCTGTTCGTCCGGCGAGCCGACGGTGTCTGACCTGCTGGTCATCGTCCCGTCGCGGGGCCGCCCGGAGTCGCTGGAGCGGGTCGCCGCTGCCTGGGACGCCACCGGAGCTTTCGAAGAATCGGCCGGGCTGGTCTTCGCGGTGGACGCCGACGACCCGCTGCTGCCGGGATACAACGCCGCCCGGGGACGGCTCGCCGCAGAAGATATCTACCTGATGAACTGCGGGCCGTGGCAGCCGATGGTCACCAAGCTCGACCGGGCCGCCGCGCTACTCGCCGAGGAAGGCCACTTCGCGCTCGGCTTCGCAGGCGACGACCACCGGCCGACATCCCTCGGATGGAACCGCCGGTATGTCGATGAACTGCGGGAACTCGGCACCGGCATCGTCTACGGCAACGACCTGCTGCAGGGCGAGCGGCTGTGCACGCAGTGGGCCATGACCTCGGACATCGTGCGGGCGCTGGGCCGGATGGTGCCCGCGCCGGTGGAGCACATGTACTGCGACAACGCGGTGATGGACCTGGGCCGCCTGGCGGGCTGCCTGCGGTACCTGCCGGATGTGGTTGTCGAGCACTGCCACCCGCTCGCCGGTAAGGCGGAGTGGGACACCGGCTATGCGCGGGTCAACCGGGCCGAGCAGTTCCACCGCGACGAGGCCGCCTACCGGCGGTGGTCCGAAGCCGCCCGGGACGTAGATGTGGCGACGGTCAAGGCGCTGAGGAGGTCCGATGGCCCAGTACGCGACGGCGACTGAGCTGGCGGGGAAGCTGCAGAAGGACCTCGACACGTACAGCGCCAACCAGGTGCTCACCCTCGCATCGGCCCTGTTCTCCCGCGAGGCGGACACCTGGTTCGAGCCGACCACGGCCACTTACACGACACTCGGGACGCTGTACCCGTCGATCAGGTTGCCGTTCCGGCCGATCAGCGCGGTCACGGCGGTGCGGGTCAACGGCGTGACTGTCACCGGCTGGACGCTGGTCAAGCGGACGCTGTGGCGCCCGGGAGGCTTCGGCAGCTCGTGCCTGATCCCGCCGGACAAGGTGGAGATTGACCTGACCCACGGCGAGGCCACCGCGCCGGATGACGTGAAGGCCGAGGTCCTGGACGTCGCCGCGCAGGCGTACGACATCCCGGTCGCCGCCGTGATCGGCGAGTCCATCGACGATTACGCGATCAAGTACGCCACGACCGGCGGCGGCCTGCAGTTGACGGCCTCGGCGCGGGACCTCGCACGCATGTACCGCGGCACCCTCGTCGCCTGAACCATCACCCTCTCCTGATCGGGGAACCTTCATGTCCGTCGGACGAGGCATCACCAAGAACGACATCGACCAGCGCATGGCGGCGGTCGTGGAGCAGGTCTGGGGCTCGCTGAACATCGCCAACCAGGCGGCGCTCTGGCTGGCCAACACGAACATCATCACCGACGCCATGCTGACCAGCCTCGGCTACAGCGGTGCCGAGATCACGCTGCTGCGGGCGGCGGTCAACGACCTCGGCTCGGCGAACGGGTTGTACGGCATCGCGCATGGGACCAAGACGCAGGCCACGGTGAACAACTTCTTCTTCAGCGCGCAGCAGATCACCGGCGTCAACTACTCGGGCTGATCGGCGGAGGTGACCGATGTCTCCGACGCCGATCGCCACCTACTACGTCCCGCTCAGCCCGCAGGGCACATCGCCGCTGGTCACGCCCAGCTTCACGCCGTCGAACGGCGAGGTGCTGGCCATCAAGCTGGTGACCTGGGACTCGGCCTCGCCGCTGGGCGCTCCGACCGGCGGCGGCCAGACCTATACCGGCAGGATCGTCAACGCCCCGGGCGGGTTCAACCAGTGGTGCGCGATCTACACCACGACCATCCTCGGCTCGCCGGGCGCGATGACGGTCAGCTCGACGCCGTCGGCGAGCCTTCGCGGCTCGATGGTGGTCAAACGCTTCTCAAGCGCTCAGCTTGCGGCCACGCCGGTCACGTCATCAAGTACGGGGTTCGCTGCGGCGTCCGGTTCGATCACCCCGTCGTCCGGGACCAGCGTCATCGACTGGTGCGCGGGTGACGCCCAGTCGGTGAATCCGTCGACCCGGGCGTATCTGGCTTCGGCTACCGATGAGGCCGTCCGCGACGATCATGTCGGCGCGAACGGCGTGGACTATCACGCCTACCAGTCATCCACCGGCACGGGCAGTCAGAGCTACGGCCTGTCCGCCCCGACCGGCATGCAGTACGTGACCGTCGCCATCGAGGTCCAGGACTCCGGCGGAACGTCGTTCGTCGCGCCGCCCCCGTTCGTCGTCTCCCAGGCCGTCAATCGCAGCTACACCTACTGAGGAGCCGGCGTGCACAACACGTTCATCGCGTTCAACGGTGCGATGCCGACCACGGCGGCGCTGGCCCCGGTGACGACGGGCACGGCCATCAAGACCCTGTTGCAGATCGCCACCCCGTCCACGTGTGAGATGCGGGTGCTGGAGTGGGGTATCAGCTTCGACGGCTCGGCGGCGGCTACGCCGATCAAGTGCGAGCTGGTCGACACGAACGTCGCGGCGACGGTGACCGCGCACGTGGCGGCCGGGGTGATGAGTCACAACGACACCGGCACGGTGGCGTCGAAGATGACCCTGGGCACGAGCGCGACCGGCTACACGGCTACGGCTGAGGGCTCGATTACCGCGACGCGGCTGCTGGACTACCAGCAGATCGCGCCGACCGGGCAGTTCGTAAAGCAGTATCCGCTGGGCTACGAGCCCGAGGTGGCCGCGTCGCGGTTCCTGCGCGTGCGGGTAACCGCGGGGGCCGCGGTGAACGCGGTCTGTTACGTGCTGTGGACCGAGGCGTAGGACCGGCTATCGGAAGGCGGTAGCCCATGGCCCGGATCGGTCGCAGTTTCCCGGCTCGGGCGATCATCGCCCGCCAGCTCACTGGTTCCGCCACGCAGCTCGCCGATGCCGCCCTGGCCGTCACCACTACGTTCGCCGCAGCGGCGGTGGCCACGCGCCCGGCAGGCGCAGACCTGGCGGTCACGACCACACTCGCCGCGGCGGCCACCGGCACCCGCCCGGCCGACGCGCCACTAGCGGTCACCACCACCCTTGCCGCCGGCGCGACGGTCACTTCGGCCGGCGTGGACTCGGCGCTGGCGGTCACCACGACCATCGCGGCGAGCGCCACCCGCACCGCGCTGCCAACGGCCAGCCTCGCGGTCACCACGACGGTCGCAGCGGCCGCTACGGGCTCGCACGCTGTCGACGCCGCCCTGGCCGTCACCACGACGCTGGCGGCAGCCGCAACGCGCACGGCCCTGGTCGATGCGGCGCTTCCGGTCACCACCACGGTGGCCGCCGGGATGACGTACACCGCGTCCGCCTCGGCGTCGCTGGCCATCACGACAACGGCGGTCGCGTCGTTCGCCACGGTCGCCACGGCGAGCCTCGCGCTGACCGCGACCGTCACGGCGGCCGCCACCCGCACCGCGCTGCCGACCGCCGCCCTCAGCATCACGGTCACCCTGACCGCGACCGCCACCCGCACCGCAGTGGTCACCGCGTCGCTTCCCGTGGTCACCACCGTGACCGCCTCGGCGGGCGGACTGCAGCAGGCCGCAGCCGCGCTGGCCGTGCTCACGTCCTTTGTCGCCTCGGCAGCTTCGGCGGGGTCTATCACGTTCCGCCCGTTCACCGGGACCACATCCCGGCCGGGCACCGGCCGCACCAGTCGCCCGTTCGCGGGCATCACGCCCCGACCGTAAGGGAGTCCCATGGCAGCGAACATCGGAGAGGGCCGGGTCCTGCGGGTCTGTGACCTGTGCGGACAAGTTGACGACCATCCCCGGCACGTCATCGCGGGCACCGAGCGGGACGCGTTCGCGCGGCCGTCCGACGAAATCCTCAACCGGGTGCTGGAAGCCGCCCCGGCCGAGGAGCGCGCCCGGCTGGTGAACGACCTGGTCGACACCACGTCGTCCGACCGGCACCTCGACTGCTGCGCCGCCGCCGGCTGCCCGAACGGCCTCTGCGGGCCGCAGGTCGCCGACGCGACCGGTACCGGCGCGCAGATGGTCGACCACCTGATGAACCTGCCGGACCTCTTCGAGGACCGGCCCGACGTCGTGAAGGCGGAGCAGGCATGACGCGTGGACTCTCGGCGGTCAACACCGCCAACGCCTGGCTGAACGTCATCTCCGGCACCACGTTCACCGGCGCGGCCGGGTCGTTCATCCAGCTGCACACCGCCGACCCGGGCGCGGCCGGCACGACCGCGGTCTCCTCGGTGACGACCCGCCCGGCGCAGACCTGGAACGCGGCCTCGGCGGGCTCGAAGTCGGCCAGCGGCACGCCGTCGTGGACCAGCTGGGCGGGCACGTCGCCGGAGACGGTGACGGACGTGTCGGACTGGGGCGCGAGCTCGGCGGGCACGTTCTACTTCTCCGTGCAGCTCACAGCATCGAAGACCGTCCAGACCGGGGACACACTCACGCTGAACAGCATGAGTGTGAGCCAGTCTCCGATCGCCGCCTGACATGTCCCGCGCCACCGCCCTCGCCCGTGGCCGCACGGCCGCCGAGATCAGCATGGCGGACGCGTGCACGATCCGGCGCCGCAGCGGCGGGACGACGGACCCGAACACCGGCTACCCGACCCAGCCCTACACCCAGCTTTACGCGGGGAAGTGCCGGGTTCAGCAGATCACCGGCACGGCTCGCCCGCACGACGTCGGCGAGGACTACATCTTCGAGCAGCGCATCGACGTGCAGCTGCCCGTGGTCGGCACGGAGGGCCTGAAGGTCGGCGACGAGGTGCTGGTCACCGCTGCGGTGAACGACGCGGATCTCGTCGGCCGCACGTTCCTGGTCCACGACCTGGCCCACAAGAGCGAGGCGACGGCCCGGCGGGTGTCCTGCGCGGAGAAGACGGGGTCCTGATGGGCATCGAGTTCGAGTTCCATGAGGTCACCGTGCTGGCCGACGCGATCACCAAGGCGTCGGCCCCGGCGCGGGCTGATGTCGAGGCTGTCGTGTTCCGGGGCGCGATCCAGATCAAGAAGGACGCCCAGCGGCGGATCTCCGGTCACAAGCGCTGGGGGCGGCTGAAGTACGCGATCGACTTCGACACGTACTTCTCGCTGAAGGGCCCGGCGGCGGAGATCGGCCCGAACCACGGCAAGCCGCAGGGCAACCTCGGTCACATCCCGGAGTACGGGTCGCCGACCAGCGCTCCGATCCCGTACATGCGCCCGGCCGCCGACGCTGAAGAGCCGAAGTTCGCCGCGGCGATCGAGGCCCTGGTCGTGAAGGCGCTGGGCCTCGAATGACCTGGCCGATCCAGGACCACTGCGACGCGTTCCTGACGCTGGTCCGTGCTGCGTCCGGGTCGCCGTCGCTGGCGGTCTACGACGGCAGGGTCCCGGACGGGGCGGAGCCCGCGTACGCGCTGGTGTACTTCCAGATCGAGACGCCGGACGGGCTGACCGTGCCGGAGTGGCTGTCCCTGACCCTGACGAGCACGGTCATCAACGCCCGGGCCATCGTCCATTGCGTCGGCGCTGATCCGGAAGGTGCCAGGGCGGCCCGCGCGGTGGCAGGCCGGGTGCGGGCCGCCGTGCTGGATCAGACGCTGACCGTGGCGGGCTATTCGTGCAATCCGGTCCGCTGGATCGAGGGTCAGCCGCCGCAGCGCAACGAAGAGGTGCCGGGTACGGCGGTCTTCGACGTGGTCGACGTCTACGGGTGGACCGCTACCTCGGCTTAGGAGTGCTCGCGGGCCCAGCGCCGCCGGTAGTACCAAGCGATCACGGTCAGCGCGGCGAAAAGCACCGTAGTGACGATCGCGACGCTGCCGAAGTACTCGAGCGGATCGCTTGGGTCTACGCCGTGCGCCATCACGATCGCGGCGACCACGGCGTAGAAGAGCCGGCTGGTCACCCACTGAATCGACCACCAGCGGGACGGCATGTGCTCGGCGTCCCCCTCGGGGCGCCCATCGATCTGCGTCATAACTCGACCGTACGACCCGCACGCACGAGATCACCGTCGGTCATTCGGCGGATGTCCTGTCCGATTTAGAAGGAGGTGCCGGATGACGCTCCGGACACCGCAGTCCGTCGTCCCCGCCGGCACCACGCCGACGGCAGTCACTCCGACCGCTTCCGACACGTTCCCCGGCTCCGCCTTCGGGCCCGCCGGGATGTTCCTGCGGGTGATCACCACCGGTACCGCGACCAACGTATCGATCCAGGACCCGGGTTTCTCGCCGTCGAGCAACCCGGGCACGGTCACGCCGGTGACCTGCCCGGCGACGGGGGTGCGGATGTTCCTCGTCCCCCGAACGGCGATCGATACGACCGGTGTCGCGACGGTGTTGTTCTCCGGCGCCCTGACCGGCGTGACCTACGAGATCTACACCGCCTGAGGAGCGCGCCCGAATGACCGAGAAGCAGCAGTTCTGGATCGCCGACGCCGAGGGCCGTAAGGCGTGCGTGGCCACCGAGGCGGACCGCGACGAGTGGGTGAAGGTCCGTGGCGGCTGGGTGGACGCGACCGAGCCCGTCGCCGGCGAGTTCCAGGCCGTCCGCAACGTCGACCACGGCGGTGTCGGCTACCTCACCCACGCGGCGGTCGCCCTGCACGCGGGCCTCGGCTGGGTGCCGTCGGGCCCGCCCGGCTACGTCGAGCCCGATCCGGCCCCGCCCAAGAGTTCCCCGTCCAAGTCCGCCAGCAGCGGCGACAAGAAGGAGTAGACGATGGCCGACGTCGTCGCTGATGGCAAGACCCGGGTGTACTGGGTCACGACCATCTCGTCCCAGAACGCCCCGACCACGACCGAGCTGAACGCAGGCATCGACCTGACGTCGACCCTGACCGCCGACGGCCTGAACGGTTTCCAGCCGGACACTGCCGCGGTGGACACCAGCTCGCTGGCGAGCACGTTCACGTCGAACGTGAACGGCCGGACCGGCTTCAGCTCGACGAAGCTGCGGCTGAAGAAGCAGGCGTCCGGCGACACGATCTTCACCACGCTGGTTCGCGACACGGCCGGCTTCGTCGTGATCCGCCGGACGATCGCCCAGTCGACGGCGTGGGCGTCGACCCAGGCGTGCGAGGTCTACCCGGCGCTGATCGGCGAGGTGGCCCGCATGGACCCGGAGCCGAACACCGTCGAGCGCTACGAGCTCCCGATCATGATCACCGGCGGTACCGCCGGTACTGGCCCGTCGCTGCGCGCCGCCGTCGCGTAGTCCGCGACCCTTCCAGCCGCCGCCTCTCGGGGCGGTTTTTTCGTGCCCGGCCGCGGTCCCCGAACCCGCGGCCGGGCGCTCAGTTCGGGACGTTCGGGTAGGAGAACTGTGACTGACCACGATCCTCACAACCGCCAAGACGAGAGCTTTGACCGGCCCGGCACCAGCGGTCCGCAGTCCACTTTCTCGCAGACTTGCGACTGGCTGCGAGCCAACGGGATCAACCCCGCGCACGTCGCAGCCGACGCCAGGGCCACCATGGTCGACGGCCAGGTCACCCTGGTCATGAAGGTGCGCGGCCCGAATGGCCACGACGTGATTGCGCCGGAGGGTGACCGCGTCCTGATGGAGACCAGGACCTTCCCTGTCACGGTGCCGCCGCCTCCACTCGTCGAAACGTGGCTGGCTCCCAAGTGCCCGACGTGCGGACGGTGACCGGCGTGAGCGGCAAGGGCACCCTGAAGAACTTCAAGGCGATGCTGGCCGGGGCGAAGCTGCCCGAGCGCACCGTCGAGATCTGCCTGCGCGGTGACCTGGTCGGCGACCACCAGGCCGCCGAACGCGAGCTGGAGAAGGCCGAGAAGCAGACCGGCAACAGCCTGGCGGGCAACGGTGCCGCCGAGATCGCCGAACGCATCCGGGCCCTCGAAGCCGAGATGCAAGAGAGCGTCTACACCTTCCGGCTGCGCGGCCTTCCAGGCCCGGAATTCCGCGCGTTCAAGGCCGACCATCCGATCCGCATCGAAGACGGGGAAGCCAACAAGCAGGATGCAGTCTTCGGATTCAACACCGAGACGGGCTTCACGCCGCTGACCCGCATGTGCCTGATCGACCCGGAGCTCGACGACGAGACCTGGTCGCAGCTGCTGGACACGCTCACCGAGAACCAGTTCGAGGATCTGGCCGCCTGCGCCTGGTTCCTCAACCGCGGGGACGTGGACATCCCTTTCTCGTCCGCCGCTTCGAGGCTGATGTTGGGTTCCGCCGCCGAGTAGAGGTAGCTGAGCGGCTGGGTATCCCGCCGTCGCAGTTCGACGGCCGGGAGCCGGTCGAGGTCACCGAGCACGAGTACGAGCGCGGTCGTCTGGTCCGGTCGGTGACGACCCGGGAACCGCTCTGGACCGAGCAGGACCGGGCCGAGCTGATCGCCCTGGCCATCTACCGCGACGGCCTGTGCCCGAAGTGCCACCGGCCGCTCGACGTGTGCACCTCCGACGAGGCCGCGCCGGGGTCGCCGCAATTCGAGGTCAACCAGTCCACGTGCCGCGCAACCTTGGCCATCGCCGAGGTCAGGAACGCGCTGACCGACGAAGGCAAGAAGCCGCTCCGCAACGCCGAGGCCCGCCTTTTCGGCACCACGATCCGGAAGAGGTGAAGCCGTGGGGCTGCGCACCGTAGGGGTCAAGCTCACCGCCGACATCTCGCAGTACACGTCCGCCCTCGCCCGGGCCGGCGCGGCCACGAAGGACTTCACGGGGAAGCTCGACCAGAGCGCCAAGGCGGGCAAGCTCGACAAGGTCGCCGACACCGCCGGCGTCGCCGGTATCGCGCTGGCCGGGATGGCGGGTTACGCGATCAAGGCGGCGGCCGACTTCGACAAGGCCATGTCCGGTGTCCAGGCCGCCACCCACGCCAGCGCCAAGGACATCGGGGCGCTGCGCCAGGCGGCGCTGCAGGCGGGCAAGGACACCCAGTATTCGGCGACCCAGGCCGCGCAGGGCATCACCGAGCTGTCGAAGGCGGGCGTCTCGACCGCCGACGTTCTCGGCGGCGGGCTGAAGGGTGCGCTGTCGCTGGCGGCGGCCGGCCAGATCGACGTGGGCGAGGCGGCGGAGACCGCGGCCAGCGCGATGACGCAGTTCGGGCTGTCGGGCAAGGACATCCCGCACGTCGCGGACCTGCTCGCCGCGGCCGCCGGCAAGGCCCAGGGCTCTGTGCACGACATGGGCTACGCCCTGTCGCAGTCGGGTCTCGTCGCCTCGCAGTTCGGGCTGAGCATCGAAGACACCACCGGCACGCTGGCCGCGTTTGCGAGCGCGGGTCTGATCGGCTCCGACGCGGGCACCAGCTTCAAGACGATGCTGCTGGCCCTGGCGAACCCGGCGGTGAAGACCAAAGACGCGATGGACGAGCTGGGCATCTCGGCCTATGACGCGCAGGGCAAGTTCGTCGGCATCACCAACCTTGCCGAGCAGCTCAAGACGAAGCTCGGCGGCCTGACCCAGGCGCAGCGCGACCAGACCCTCGCGCAGATCTTCGGCACCGACGCCATCCGCGCCGCGAACGTCCTCTACAAGCAGGGCGGCGCAGGCATCCAGGACTGGATCAACAAGACCAACGACGCCGGGTACGCGTCGAAGACCGCCGCCGACCTGACCAACAACCTGTCCGGCGACATCGAGCGGCTGAAGGGCTCGGTCGAGACCCTGGCCATCTCGTCGGGCTCGGGCGCGAACGGCGGCCTGCGGGTCTTGGTGAAGTCGCTCGACGGCCTGGTCGGCCAGTTCCTCGCCATGCCGCCCGCGGTCGGTGGAACGTTGACCGTGCTCGCCGCGGTCGGTGGCGCTTCTCTGCTGGCGCTTGCCGCATTCGTGAAGGTCCGCAAGGGTCTCGCCGAGGCGGTCCTCCAGCTCGAGGCCATGGGCCCGGCGGGCGAGAAGGCCGCAACCGGCCTCCAGAAGACCGCCTCAGCGGCAGGTAAGACCGCGGTTGCGTTCGCTGCGCTGGAAGCCACTGCGGCCATCCTCGGCGAGTTCGGCCGCAAGGCTGCTGACGTAGACCGGCTCACGGCCAGCCTGACGAACCTGGCTAACACCGGGAAGGTGAGCGGCGAGGCGGCCGACAAGTTCGGCAAGAACCTCGACGGCATCGGCGACGACGCCGGCGTCGCGACGAGCGGCGTGGCGAAGTGGCTCGACAAGATCGCGGGTGGCATCCCGATCATCGGTGACGCAGCCCGCTCGGCGGTCGCGCTCGGCGCACGCCTGGCAGGTAAGGACGACTACCAGACCGCGCAGCAGAACTTCGCGAACCTCGACACCGCGCTGACCAACTACATGACCACGGCGGGCGACGCCAAGAAGGCGTCCGAGCTGTGGAACCAGGTTCTCGCGAAGAGCGGCCTCGACACCGAGCAACTCGCCAAGCTGATGCCGAACGCCTACAAGGAAGTCGGCGCGCTCAATCAGGCTCAGATGGATGCGGCGAAGTCCGGCAAGGCTCAGGGGGCCGGCGCGCTCGCCGCCGCCGACGGCACGAAGGCCGCGGGCGCTGCGTCTGCCGCCGCGGCGGAGGACACGAAGAAGTACACGACCGCGGCGCAGGCGGCTGCGGGCGCGGCCAAGGGCCAGCGCATCGCCCTGGGTCAGCTGTCGGATTTCATGAAGGCCGAGGCGGACCCGGTGTTCGGCCTGATCAAGGCCGAGTCCGACCTGAAGGCCGCCCAGGACAAGGCGACGAAGGCGATCAAGGAGCACGGCCGGAACAGCAAGGAAGCCAAGGCCGCCACGCAGGACTTCACCTTGGCCGCGATCGAGCTGCAGGGTGCGGTCGGGAACGTCGCGCAGGGGTTCAACGGCAAGCTGTCGCCCGCCCTGGTCAACACGCTGAAGAAGGCCGGCGCGAGCAAGGCCGAGATCCACAACCTCGAGCAGCAGTTCAAGGACGCGAAGAAGGCCGCTGACAAGTACTCCGGCAACTACGTGGCGAAGGCCACGGCTCCCGGCGCGGTCACCGCGAAGCAGCAGATGGCCGACGCGTGGGCGCAGGCGAAGGGGTTCGAGGGGAACTACCAGGCCAAGCTGACCGTCTCCGGTGACAAGCAGGTCAACGCGAAGCTGGCCGACCTGCTGATCAAGCAGCGGGCCCTCGCGAGTGGACTGTCGTACGGGGCGGCCCGGTCCGCCGTGCAGAAGGACCTGGACCGTAACCGGCAGAAGGGCTACGACGGCGGCGGCTGGACCGGCCCCGGCGACATGTACGACGTCGCCGGAGTCGTGCACGCCGATGAGCACGTCATCCGCAAGCCGTCGCGCCGCCGCCTCGAGGCAGCCAAGCCGGGCGCGTTGGACTACATGAACGAGACGGGCAACTGGCCCGGCTACGTGCTGGGCGGGCACGCGACGTTCCCGTTCCCGACGAACGTGTCGAAGACGAAGATCCCGCCGATGTTCCTGCCCGGACCGTCGGGCGGCGGCATGACGTACAAGTGGATCGAGGCAGTCGTCCATGCCGCGTTCCCTGGCATGCGCGTGATCTCCGATTACCGGCCTGGCGCGATGACGCTGACCGGCAACAAGAGCTATCACGGCTTCGGCCGGGCGGTGGACTGGCCGCCGTCTAAGCCGCTGGCCGAGTGGTTCAACACGAAGTACTTCTCGCAGATCAAAGAACTGATCACTCCGTGGCAGTCACTGAACATCCAGAACGGCCACCGCCACTCATACTCGCCGATCGTCTTCAACGAGCACTCGTTTGCCGGGGGAAACGCGCACGACCATGTCGCGTTCGCTCGCGGCGGCACGATCCGCGAGCCGATCTTCGGCGTCGGCGCGTCCGGCCGCACCTACTCGTTCGGCGAGAACTACCAGCCCGAGCAGGTCATTCCGAACTGGCAGGGCCCGGGCGCAGGCGGCGGGAGCCAGGTGACGAACGTCAACCTCACCGTCAACGCCTCGGTCGGATCGCACCCGCGCGAGATCGGCGCAGAGGTTCTGAACTACATCGGCTCCTACCTGCAGGGCGGCGGCGAGCTACGGGTCAACGGTCAGAAGGTGCTGTAGATGCCGCTGCCCACGATCCGGGTCTACGTCGGCTTCAGCACCCCGACCTCCGGCGCCTACTTCACCGTCGGTCACCCGACGCTCGGCCAGGTCGGCACGACCAATCAGATCGGCCCCGACGCGGTCTGGACAGAGATCACCCCGTACCTGAAGAGCTGGTCGTTCCGGATCGGCGCCACCAACGGCGACGATCCGACCCTGCGGTACGACGCGGGCACCTGCACCATCGTCCTCAACGACGGTGACCGCCGCTTCGACCCCGACAACCTCGCCGGCCCGTACGTGGTGGCCGGCGCGACGCTGCTGACGCCGATGGTGCGGGTGCGGATCGTCGGCACCTACGCAGGCATCGACTATCCGCTCTACTACGGCCTGGCCGACAACTGGCGGACGGACTACGACGGCCCGTTCTGGTCGACGTGCACGCTGACCGCGACGGACGCATTCAAGGTCTTCACCTCGGAGAACCGCATTGCGGTCGCCCCGGTCGGCGCGGGCGAGGACTCCGGAGCCCGGGTCAACCGCATCCTCGACGCGTACGGGTGGCCGGCCGCCGACCGGGTCATCTCGACCGGCGACACCCATCTGCAGGCCACCGCCCTCGACGGGAACATGCTCGCCGAGATGCAGGTCGCGCAGGACTCCGAGCAGGGCTCGGTGTACATGGACCGGCAGGGCAGGGTGGTCTTCCGGAACCGCAACATCATGTTCACCGACTCGCGGATCACCACCAGCCAGGCGACCTTCGGCGACAACCCCGCGGGCTACCTGATCTCGGGCGAGCTGCCATACGCCGACGTCGAGACGTCCACGCCGGACGAGACGATGGTGAACTCGATCGACGCGACCCGAGTGGGCGGCACGCTGCAGCACGCCGAGGACGCCACGTCGGCCGCCCGCTATTTGACGAAGAGCTACAGCCGCGACGACCTGATGGTGCAGACCGACGCGATCGCGTTGCAATGGGCGCAGGCGTTGCTGTACCAGTACGCGAATCCCCGCCGCCGCTTCTCGAAGCTCATCTTTCGCCGGCCGGACCCGGCCGTCGAGTCGGTGATGTGGCCGCTGTTGCTGGGCGCCCGGTTCGTGGACCGGATCACCGTCCGCCGCCGGCCCAAGGGCGGCGGATCTGCGATCGAGAAGCAGTGCTTCATCCGCGGCATCGAGATGTCCTCGGACGGCGCGATGTGGGACTCGGACTTCGTGCTCCAGGACGCCGACCGCTACTCGTTCTTCACCGTCGGCGACCCGATCCTGGGCCGCGTCGGCTTCAACGCGATCGCCTACTAGGTCCGGAGGACTGATGTATACCCTGCTGGTCACCGGCGATGTCCCGGGCGCGAGCAGCTACTTCAACCCGTTGCTCCAGCAGTCGATCATCCCGTGCACCTCGGGAACCAGGCCGTCATCGCCGCCCGACGGCATGATGATCTGGGAGACCGACACCGAGCGGTACATGTCGTGGAACGCCACCCTCGCCGCCTGGGTCTACGTCGCACAGATGATCCCCGGCACCTACACGCCCACCCTGACCGCGGTGACGACCAACCCGACCCTCGGCTCCGGCGGCGGCCAAGCGGCCCGCTTCACTCTGTTCGGTGGCAAGTGGTGCACCATCCGGGGCAGCGTCGTCTTCGGCACCTCCGGCACCAACGCCGGATCGGGCCAGTACAAGATCGACCTGCCGTTCCAGGCGGCGTCGTCCATCACCGGCGGCGTCCCGTTCGTCGGCTCGGGCGTCGTCCGCTGCGCCGGCTCGGTCGCCACGGTGACCTGGTTCAGCTCCTCCGGGTCGACGACCATGGCAGCACTGACCACCAGCGGAAACAACGTCGCCTCCGGCGCGCCGGGCGCTTGGACCGCCAACGATTACCTGTCATTCACGATGACCTACGAGATCGCCTAGCAGACCCTGGCGTTGCGCCAGGCGACGTACGCCCCGGGCGAGTTGGTGATGAACCCGGAGACGCCGCCGTATCCGGCGATCCGAGCCCATTCAGAGGGCGCGTCCCCGGCGCTCGGATCGGCCCACGCGTAGACCCGCAGACCGGCGCCGATCCACTTGGTCAGCCGGGCCGAGGTGATCGCGTCGTGGTGCTTGAGCAGGATGCTCGCGTGCGGGGTGATGTCTGCCGGGTCTGCGTCGCCCACGGACTGGTCCAGCGCGCGGGTGTAGCCGGGCAGCCGGATCGCCACCTGATCGAGGACGGCCGGGTCGAACGACTCGATCGCCGGGCGCGGGGTGCCAGCGGGTACGCGGCTGGTCAGCGCGGTGATGAACGTCGCCCACTGTGCCTCGGTGGGCATGACCTTCGGCTCGACGAACGCGTACGCCCGGTCGACGCTCTGGTCGTTCATGATCTCGGCGAGGGTCGGGACCGGCTGATCGTCGGCGGTGCGCAACGCGGCGATCTGCGCGTACGTCATGCCGGCCACCGCCCCGGTGCCGTTCGTAGTTCGGTCTACCGTCGCGTCGTGCATGATCACGGGCACGTCGTCGCTGGTGAACCGCACATCGGTCTCCCAGAAGCCGACGCCGGATCGAGTGGCCTGACGGAACGCGTTGCGGGTGTTCTCGACGTACCGCTCGGTTCCACCGCGGTGGGCGACCGGTCCGGGCGTCACGCACGCGGCGGCCGCTGCGGGCGGAGCGGCGGCGGCCAGGCCTGCGGTGCCGAGCGCCGCCACGGCGGCCATAGCGATGATCCTTCGATTCATTGACGCATAGTCGCATGGTATGAACGTTGATCACGTACGACCTATCGGGAGGCGGCATGGCGAACTGGGACCTCACCAAGGGCTTGCAGAACCTCCGCGCCCAGGTCAACGCCGCATTCCCGGACCGGGACAAGACCAGCGACGGCACGATCGGCGACAAGGCGCACCAGGCCGAGACGAGTGGCCACAACCCCGACGACACCCCCGGCTCGAAGACCGAGTGGAACAGCGACAACGATGCGAACGCCGAGGTCCGCGCCTGGGACATGGACTCGGACCTGCGCGCTGCGCCGGCCACCGCCCAGCAGGTCGTCGACCACATCCGCGCGCTGCCCGGCGTCTCGTCGATGCTGCGCTACATGATCTACAACCGGCGCATCTACCGGGCGTCGAGCAACTGGAAGCCCGAGGCGTACACCGGCCCGTCCGCGCACACCGAGCACATCCACTTCAGCGGCGCGTACAGCCAGGCCGCCGACAACAACACGACGTTCGACTACCGCCTGGAGGACATCCCCGTGGCACTCACCGACGCCGACCTGGCGAAGATCGTCGCGGCTGTCCGCGCGCCGTACGCCGACACCGACCCGTCCGCGCTCTCGGAGACCGAAGCCGGGCACGACGTGCTGAGCCAGCAGATCCCCGACGGGACCAAGCCCGGCTCGCCGCAGACGCCGGCGTACAAGGTGATCGAGAACATGGGCAAGGCGCTGGTTGCGCTGCAGGCCCAGGTCGCTGCCCTGTCAGCCAAGGTCTCACCGCCGCCGGCGAAGCCCGCCGCGTGACGTGAGTGAGCCCCGAGAAGCTGATCGGTTACGTCCGGGACGCGGGCTGCGTGCTGCTGGGCCTGGGCGGGATCGCGTTCCAGATCTACACGGGGCATCCGACCGCCCTCGGGATGGGCACGTGCATGGGGCTGCTCGGGTTCACGGGCGGCATCCGGGCGTGGCAGCTCAAGCCTTCGAGCGGCGGTGGTCGTGGGCGGTCGTCGTCCTCGCGGTCTTCGGCATCGCGCTCGCCCTCGTCTACGCGGGACGGTGAGCGGTGAGTGCGCCGCTGATCCGCGCCTGGTACGCCATTGCCGTCTCGTTCGTCGCCTGCCTGGCGATCGCGCTCGCGGGCGTCGGCTACACCAACTACGTCCAGGGCCAGGCGCGACGCCACACCGAGGCTGAGCGGGCCGAGTCGGACCGGCGCTGGTGTGCGCTGCTGACCGAGCTGGACAACGCCTACGCCACCTCGCCGGGCCCGTCCACCGAGGTGGGCAAGAAGGTCGCGGCGGAGATCCACGGGCTGCGGGTCAGCTTCGGCTGCCCGGAGCGTTAAGCCTCGACCCACTCGCCGCCGACGGTCCGCATCCAGCGCCTGGCCGTGCCCCGCGCGTAGTGCTCGGCGTTCGGCCCGGCGTACGCGATGACCGTCTCCGTCCCGCCGCCGTAGCGGCGCACGTACCAGCGCCCGTCGGCCACCTCGCCGACGATGACCTTCGCGGCGTGCTCGTCCCACAGGTCGCCGTTGCGCCACCACTGCCGCATCGCCGAGCGCACGTCGGCCAGGTCGATCCGCTCCATCAACCGATTAGAACACGCGTTCGGAGGAAGCCATGAACCTCGCACGCATCAAGAAGGCTGTCGTGGCCGGGCTCGGTGCCGGAGTGGCCGCCGCTATCCCGGTGATCTGGAAGTCCGGGAAGCTCGACGGCGACACGATCAGCCAGGCCATCGGCGCGTTCGTCGCCGCAGCCGCGCTCGTCGGCTGGGCCACATGGGGCGCCAAGAACGCCCCGGCGAAGTAGCGCCGCACCCTACTCGCACCCACCGACAACAACGCCCCGCCTCTTCGGAGGCGGGGCGCTTTTGCGTGTCCGGGACTCACCGGAAGTGCTGGCCGTGCCAGACCAGGACCACCGCAGCGATGACTCCGGCGGCGAGCAGGCAGCCCTTCACCGCCTGGACGCCGCGTGCCCACATCATCTCGATCAGCGAGCGCAGGCCGCGCCGGGTGGCATGGAAATCCCAGCGGGCCCGGCGGAATCGCTCGATGGCCACCGACGTATTCCACGCCACGAACCCGCCGACGATGAAGCCGAGCACGAATGCCGTTGTCATGGCACCGACTCCGATTCCGTGCTCTCGACCCAGCGGGCAAGATCCTCGCGCTGGAATAGGTCGGCGTTCCCATTCTTGCCGCGAGGCTTCGGCGCGTTCCCGACCTTGCGCTGCAGCCGCTTCTTCGCCGCCTCGTACGACCAGGGGATCACGCCGTCCTCGATGGCGTCCCGCAGCGTCATCATGTCCCTGACCCCGGGGACATCGCTGCTCAGCGCGCCTACAAGCCCGTCGCCCGGATTCGCGAGGGCACGTGCCTGCTTTGTGGTGAGGTAGGCGACTTGTACCTCTATGGCCTGCCCTCCGATGACGACCTGCCAGCGGCCCAGCGTGCGTGATGCCCGTGGCATCGCAGCCTCAGGCACGAGCATTTTCCAGTTGTTCGCCGTATAGCGAGCCAGGCACCGAATACCGAAATTCTCCCGCGCCTCCGGCCCGCCGATTGCCCGCGCCGTGAGCATCTGCGCAATGGCTAATACGTTGACCTTCGCCGAGCGGCCCATGAATAGCAGATCGGCCAGCGCCGCAATTGCGGGCGACTTCTTCGGCTCGCCTTTCTCCCGGACGTCGGCCCAGTAGTTCGCGAGCTGCCCGATCGTCGCGTTCAGCTCCTCGCAGATCACCAGCACGCGGTCGCCCGGGTCCCAGTCCTCCTCCTCGTGCAGCGCCAGGTCGTTGCGCTCGTCGGCCAGCGCCGCCGTCCGCAGCAGCGCCTCGTGCATCTGGACCGGCCGCGTGCAGTAGTCGATGCCCGGCTGCCCGATCGCCCACCGGTGCGAGCCCTTGCGGTCCAGGATCACCACCCGGCCACCCCGGTGCCGGGTCTGCACGGCCAGCAGCTGCGCCAGCACGCTCTTCCCGGCGCCCGACCCGGCCGACACGGCGATGTGCGGCGAGTCGTCCCGCAGCGAGATGACCACCGGCAGATCCCCGGCCGCCTGCCCGACGTAGAACTCCCACTCCTTCAGCTTCGGCAGCTGCGCCAGGACGTGCTCGAGGCCCACCGCCGACGGCGGCCGCTTGCGCACCGTCCACACGGCCCGCACCCGCACGCCGACCTGGTGCCACGCTTCCACGAGATCTCCTGCTGGAATTTTCGCCTTGACGATCGACGAGACGAGCTGACGCTGCTCCGCGGTCAGGTAAGGCGTCTGCGCGACCAGCTCGATCCGCGGGCCGGCGTCCTCCCGTGGCCGGCGCAGCAGCACGACCTTGCCGGTGACCGGCCGGGCCTTGCGCTGGACCGCCCACACGCCGCGCTGCGCCCGCTCGGGCAGCCACCGCAGCACGGGCTCGACGTGGGCGCCGTACCGCAGCCGGATCCACTTCTCGGCGGGCGACAGCGGTTTGGCCAGCCTCGGGGTGAGGTTGCCCAGGGACGTGTCGACGCGCAGCCGGACCTGGGACTCTTGCAGGCCGAGCGCTGGGGACATCGCGGCCAGCGTCGGCTCGATGTACTCGCGGCGGAAGCGGCGCTCGTGCAGGTACTGGCGGCCGCGCCACAGCGCCACGGCCGCCGCAGCCACGCCCGCCTTGTGCCCCTCGTCGGCGGCTACCGCGGCGACCGCCGACGACACGGGCAGCCATACCCGGAACAGGTCAGCCACCGGTGCTCACTCCTTCCAGTTCTGGCACCTTGCCGTTGACCTTCTCCGGCTACTTCTTCGGCGGGCGGGCGTCTAGTTGTTCCGCCAGTTGTCTCGCGGCAGCCTGTGCATCGGGGAATCACCGACAGCACGGTCGCGGGCCTCCGTAAGCGCAGGTCCCAGCCGCTTCCGCTCCTGTGCGGGCATCCGAGTGGCATCGAGCTTCTTCAGCTCCCGGCGCGCCTTAAGCTGATCGACGTCCACATGCTCGGGGTAAAAGTCCTCCGTACGCTTTCGCTGCGCCATCACTTCGCTCCTTCGCGGCCCTGGGCGCGGTCGTTTTCGCTCCTTCGCGGCCCTGGGCGCGGTCGTAATCGCGTACCTGCTGGGCGTACTTCTCGGCCTTCGCCCGGGTGTCGCCCATGGCCAGCGACGCGCGCAACTTCTCCTGCGCGACCTGCTCGGTGACGTTCTTCGTCATGCCTTCGCTCCTTCCAGATCCAGTTCTGGCACCTTGCCGTTGACCTTCTCCGGCTGCTCCTTCGGCGGCCGGTACTTCTTCACCGTCGCCAGGCTCAAATTGAGCCGCTTGGCGACCGCTGCCGGGTCCGCTTCCGGGTTCCGGTCGTAGGCCCGGCGCACCCGGTCCGGGTTCGTCGTGTGCGGCTTGCGCGGTCGGCTCAAATTGACCTCGGCTACTGGCGGCGCAGCACCTCCGCCGACCGGCGCAGGATCTCCGCCTGCCGGGCGTCCTCCTTGCTGCCCGTCAGCTTCGCCAGCGCCGCCGACTCCTTCGCCTCCGCTGACGTGATCGCCGCGTTCACCCTGCGGCCGACCTTGCCCAAGTTGAGTGCCATTGCTTCCTCCTCGTGTTGATTCCTCGGCGGCGCGGTCGCGTCCGCCCAGCTCGACCAGGCACACCGACGCGACGACGATCAGCCCGTCCACCGACAGCGGCAGCAGGAACGGTGCGCTGCCCTGCTCGCCGTACCGCTGGGCGACGCCCGCCATATGCCAGTAGCTGACCCATGCGGCGATCCCGGCGATCAGGGCGGTGGCCAGTACGCGCACGACGGCGAACCAGCGGCGGGTGATCGGCACCCGCGCCACGACCTCGACGGTGATCAGCAGCGCGAGGGGTGGCCACGCGGCGATGGCCTGGCTGATCGGGTTGTCGCGGGCGTGCAGCACGTTCGCGGTGATGGACGCGGCGACGCCGAGGAACAGCGTCCCGCGCACGGCCCAGCGGATCCTGCGGGTCATCGGCTGATCTCCTTCCGGGACGGGGCGGGCAGCTCGCGGCCGACCGTGGCGGTCATCCGGATCGGCTGCTGCGGCTTGGGTCGAGCCGACCTGACGACGTAACGGACCGAGAGGATGACGAGGCAGAAGACGGCACCCTCGACGAGCGCGCCGCCGACCGCCAGCGTCAGGTTTCCGGGGAGACCCATGTGTCCATCCTGTCGCGAGAGTCGCGGGTAGCGCAAGTGGCGTTAAGGACGCGAGAATACGACCATGACGTTGGAGGTCGTGAAAGACGTGGAAACATCCTTGCCACCACCTGGGGGCGAGGAGTACGACGTGGCGGACTGGATGAGCGTGGCCGAGGCGGCCGAGGTGCTCGAAGTCACCGCGCGCACGATCCAGCGGTCACTCGCCGACGAGGAACGCCGCACTCGCGAGTGGGGCGCCGAGGGTCAGGGCTGGCGGTGCAAGCCCGTGGCTGACCGGAAGATCTACCAGCTGCGCCGCAGCGTCGTGTTCCAGAAGGCCGGCCGCAAGGACGACGCCTAGCTCTCCGGATCCTCGGCCAGTTCGCCCCGGTTCTGGGTGATCCACCGCTCGACGTCCTGCACGAGCCAGACCGAGCCGTTGGGCATGTCGTCGAAGCTGTCCGGGAAGTGCTTCGTCCGGTCCTTGGTGAGCGTCAGCGCGTACTGGCGGGTGATGCCGAGCCGGTCGGCTATGTCCCCAGTTGTGTAGAGCCGCCCCTTCGCACCCATGGCGATCACGCTAGGTACGTGTGCAGCTTCTGTATGAAGCTTGCTCAAGAACCTTCCCTATGACAGTTCCAGGTGTAACCTCCGCTGCACTGGAGGCCCGGGTCGGTGCACTGCATGCCCGGCCCGGACCTCCGCCCTTCGATGCAGCGAAGGAGGCGGCCGCAATGGCCGATCTACCGAAGGTGGGCGAGCCCGTCACGGTGCTCCCGCCCTACGAGCAGGACGTCTACATCCTCGCCTTCCAGCACTACGCGACCGTCTCCCGCCGGGTCGACGGCGGGTACATGGTCACGCTGGCGGACGTCTACCCGCCGGACCAGGAGTTCGGGCCGTACCCCGCCGAGCGGCTCGCGCACGGCTGGCGCGACAACGCCGGGCGGTGGCGGGCATGACGCCGTACCCGAAGTGGCCGTCCGACCTGCACCGCAGGCGAAACAACCTGCGGCTGATCGCCGAGCGCACCGGCTGGCCCGACGGCGTACTCCAGGGGTGCGTCGACCTCGAGGACCGGTATCCGGGGTGGTACGTGTCCTGGATGCCCGAGAACATCAATGCGGGCTTCGAGCGTCCGGCCGGCTACTGGGCGACGAACAATACGATCCCGCAGCACCACGTCGAGGCCTTCCGAACCGATCTGCGGGAGCTGGCCGAGGTGCTGGCCGACGAGATACCTGAGCACGACTACGGCACCTCGGCCCACCTGCGGCCGTGTGCCTGGTGCGTCGCGCACACCCCGGGCCGCCGCCCGGTGAAGCTCTAGCCGTGCGGCTTCGGCCGGTGCTTGGCGATCCACGCCTCGACGTCGGAGGCGGTCCAGACCCACCCCTGGGTCAGCTTGGTGCCGGCCGGGAAGCCGCGGCGCTGGGACAGCTCACGCGCGTACGTCTTGGAGACGCCGAGCCGCTGGGCGATCTCGGCGAGCCCGACGACCTTCGGCGCTGCCACGGGAGTGCACGGTATTGCCGTGCGATCTTGCCGTGCGGTCGCACGGTTGACCGAAATGGATGATCGGATGGTTTGGGCCCGCTGAGTGACCGACGGGTGAACCGGCCGTTACGCCGATCCACATACTTGCAGGCTGCAAGGTTCCATTGAACCTTGCTCATGAATGGCTCCAGGAACCCGAGGGGGAAGTGGCAGTGCAGAAGATCCTGGCCGCGTCCGCCATCGTCTACATCCCAGCCGGCCGTCCGGTCGGCCTGTGCCTCGCGCGCCAGTACTGGGCGTACCTGCAGCGCCGTGGCTACAAGTTCTACGCCGTTGACCGGGACCTGGACCACGCCCTGGGCGACCTGGATTCCGGCAAGGCTCAGGTGGTGGTGATGCCGACTGCCATCGCCGCCGAGCGTGCCGAGCCGGGCATGACGACGGTGATCGACCTGAGCGCCAAACGCGACCGGATGTTGGCCAACGATCCGACCGTGCGGCTGCGGCCCTGCGCGGACCAGCTACTCGACGACACCGCGGGCCGCTGGACGAACGATTCGCAGGCCTGGCGACGACGCATCAAGACACCCACCTGACCGACCTCAACGCACCGGCACGGACGTGCCGGTGCGCAAACGTCGGTCAGAGCCAGCGGATCTCCACGCGCAGATGCGCGGGCTCCCGATAGCGCGCTGCCGATCGGATGACGATCTTCTCGATCAGGCCCTTCAGCGCCCGGTTGCGCTGCTCCGCGTTCATCTGCGGGTAGAGCTGCAGCAGGCGCTGACCGAGCATCGCCACCTTCTTCGGCGAGGGACGTTCCGCCGCCTGCTGCAGCGAGCCCAGCGTCAGGGCCAGCTCGGTCTCCGTCTGCTGTAGCGCCGTCATGGTGTCGTCGTACGTGCGGTCGTCGAGCTGACCGCGGGCCCACCGCTCAGTCGCCCTGGACATCGCCCTGCGGGTAGCGGCCAGCTCACCGTTCACCGTCTTGGCGTCGATCCCCGCGCGGCGCGTACGGGCCACCACGGCAGCCTGCACGGTGCTGTCACTCTGCAGCTCGCTGACGTAGCTGGCAACGCGGCGCAGGACGTACGCCTCGACGTCGGCAGCGGGGATGTAACCGCAGCCGGTGCACTTCTCCAGGTCCACCCACTGCCTCGCGCACGACAGCGAAAGACCGCCCCGGTTACGGGCCTTCTTGTGGCCGCAACCGTGGCCGCAAACCCCACAGCGGCACAGCCCCGACAGCGGGTACTTCACCGCCTTGAGCGCGGGCGCGACGGTCCGATCGGCCGCGATGCGCACCTGAACGCGCTGCCAGGTGACCTCGTCCACGAGCGGCTCATGGGCGCCCGGCACCTCGACCAGGCCGAGCTGACCGCGCACGCGGGCGACGCCGAGGTACACCCGGTTGCGCAGGATCCGCTTCAGCGTGGACGGCGCGATCTCCAGTCCGGTGGCGGCCCGGACCGACAGGCGGATCTGGCGGCCGCCGACGCCGGCGGCATAGTCGATGAACGCGGTCCGGATCGCGGGGCCCGCCACCGGGTCGACGGCGAAGCGCCCGTCCGGCGCGCGCACGTATCCGGTACCCGGCCGGCCGTGGGGTTTGCCGGCCTCAGCGCGGTGGTGGATCGTCCGGGCCCATTCGCCGCTGATCTCGTCGGAGCGCATCTCGGCGATCGCGAGCATATTGGTCAACATCCACCGGCCGGCGGGGGTGCTGGTGTCGATGTGCTCAGTGGCGGACAGGATTGTCACGCCGCGCTCGGCGAGCCAGGTCAGGAACTTCAGCGACTCGAGGACGTTGCGGCCGAGCCTGGAGACGTTGTACACGGCGACGACGTCGATGGCGTGCGCCTCAGCGAGACTGCGGATCTTGTCGATGCCGTCGCGGGAGAAGGTGCGGCCGGTCTGGTCGATGTCCTCGATGACCTCGACCTCTTGCAGGCCTGCGGTGAGGCGGCGCATGGCGTTCGTCTGGACGTCTGGGCTGTGGAAGTCGTCGCCGCCGCGGCCCATGAGGGCGGACACGCGGACGTAGAGAGCGACGCGCCGCGGCCGCTCGGGGACAGCGGCGAGGTGCCGCTGGGTCACGATGCGTCCCGCTGGCCCCGGTAGCCGATGAGACGTTCGTACTCGGCCTGGCGGCGCTTCACGTCGGCCTCGATCAGGTCGAGTTGGACCTGGACGAGTTCGACGCGCTGGTCCTCGTCGAGCTGCGGGTCAGCCATGATCTGCTTGATTACCGGGTCGTCGCGCGGGTCGGGGTATGCGGGCGGCGCTGGGCCGCCGACGGCGAGGTAGCCGACCCTGGTGAGCAGCTCGCCTTGCTCTTCCTGCGAAAGGTGGAGTTGGTCCAGGACCTGGCGTACTGATTCCAGGCTGGTGTCGGTCTCCTGGGCGAGCCACCGCATGACGGTCTGCCGGGTGCGGCCGATCCGCCGCGCGAACGCGCTCTTGTTGCCGTGGTCGAGCCGGTCGATGAGCGCGTCGATCTCGCGTGCCCACGCGCCTCGATCAATTCGTCCGAAAAGCATGTCCGGACTATACGCGACATGCGTGTCACTGCACTGCGACATGCGTGTTAGGCGCTGGTCGAGCTTGAAGTAGGGGGTCGGTCGATTCGTTCGGGCGCGTTTTCCCTTGATCCGCCTCATCTTGCGCACGTCTTGCCGGGTGCTCATGTCCGTAGGGTACGTGACATGCGTGTTGCACTCAACTCCTACTTTTGGCCCAGTTGCGCAACATGCGTGTGACAGCTAATGTGCAACACGTGAGTTACAACATGGATGTGACACAGCCTGACCTGCGGGCGGGGGTGTTCCTAAAGACCGACCACTTCGCCTTGGTCACCAAGCTGCTCGATCTGACTTCCGACGCAGCAATCGGCAGGGCCATCGGTATGGACAGGCTCACCATCGGCCGAGCCCGAGACGGCATCATCGGCGAGCGCTTCATCGCCGCCGTCCTTTCGACTTTCGGCCAGCACGCCGACGCCCTGTCGGAGCTCGGGGTCGGCGTGCAGTTCGAGGATCTCTTCCAGATCGGCGAGAAGGCGTGACCGGGCCGGTCACCAACCCGCCGCCGACCGGCCCGGGCAAGGCCGAGAGCCTCGATCCGAACTCGCCGAAGGGCCGCGAGGTTGCTACGCGATTCAGCGAGACCCTTGCCCAGATCGAAGCGGAGATCGAGGCCGCCGCACTTGCCCGCCGGATCCGGCGTGCGGCATGACCGACAACATCTTCGACCTGGCCGCCACGCTCGGTTTCCAAGACCTCGGCCTCGCGCCGCAGGGGGTTCGGCTGGCTGTTGCCGCCGACTCGGAGGGCCGTGCCGGGGCTGACCCCTCCCCCGGCGCGGTTCCCTCGATGCCCAAGCCGCTGGGCCCGCCGCGTTTCGGTGACGGCCGTCCGCAGCCGTGGCCCCGCCCCCGGCCGAACCCGCCCCCAGTGCCGACCCCGCCGCCACCGTTCGCCAGCTGAAAACAGATGCGGGCCAGCCGCTTCACCGGCCAGCCCGCTTACCGGATCACTACCAGAAAGGACCGATCCGATGACCGAGACGGTACCCGAAAAGCCGTACGGCAGCGTTGAGAGCTATCGCGAGGTCCTGCTCCGCGTCGTCAGGGGCACTAGCTACCTCGACGCCGCCGCGCTCGGCCTCGTTCAGTCGATCCTGGGCGACTCGCTGCTCAGCGACGAGGAGCGGGTGGCGCGGATCCGGAACGTCATCGCCGCCGCCGCTCAGCTCGACCGGGAGGCCGGGCGATGACCCAGCAGGTGCCCAAGCGCGCCGACCAGCTCGTCGTCGGCGACCGCATCGACGCGAAGTTCGTTCCGCCCACCTTCACCGGCTCGGCGGGCGAGGTGCTGTTCGTGCACGTCTATGACCTTCCCGGGCGGGGCGGCCGATGGGTGCTCGTCGCATACAAGCTCGACGACGGCAACTGCGAGAGCACGACATTCATGCCGGACGCCTTGCTGCCGGTGCGCCCTGCCCCGCCGGTCGGCTTCGACTACTCCCGCGCCGACGACGGCGAGACCACCCAGCCGATCGCCGGGCGTATCCCGCCGCACTTCGAGGACGGCCGCGCGGTGGTCGAGGTGGCCGGCGGCCTGATCGAGGTCGACCCGGCCGTGCGGGACCTGTGATGACGCCGCCGTGCGCGTGCGGTTTCCCGCATTGCGCCAACTACCGGCCCGCCCCGCGCCCGTGGTGGAGACGCCTGCTCCACCTGCGCTGACCCGGTGCGCCTCTTCCCCGGCGCACCGCCTGAACGGCCCGGGGCGCGCGTCCCCCCAGTACCGCGCCCCGGGCCACCCGACTTCGCACCTCACAGCAATTTCACACGGGAGACATACAGATGACCTTCACGCCCACGCTCGAACGGCCGCATCCGGCCGGGTCGGGCACTCAGAAGATCTACCGCTTCGACAACGGCTTCGGAGCGTCCGTCGTCCGGTTCACCATCGGCGGCTTCGGCGTTGGCAGCTACGGCGCCGCCAGCGGCCACTGGGAGCTGGCGGTCCTGCGCTTCACCGGCGAGAACGTCGCCAGGGACTTCGACCTGGCCTACGACACCCCGATCACCGACGACGTGCTCGGCCACCTCGACGACGACGAGGTCGAGACGCTCCTGGCCCAGATCCGCGACCTGCCGAACACCGAGGAGGTCGCGCGATGACCGACACCCTGCTCGACTACGACCCGAACGACACCGGCGACATCCCCGTCGGCGAGACCCGCATCCGCATCGAGACCGGCGAGAAGACCCAGAACCTCGGCCGCTACGCGATCCACGCCAGCGTGGTCGGGGCCATCCCGCGCAAGGTCATCGACATCGACGACACCGTCACCTTCCACATCCCGCCCACGATCGGCGTCGTACCGGACCTGGCCGATGCCCAGCCGGTCGCGCCGTGGGAGCGGGTTGCCGACACGCAGCGGCTGACCATCCTCGCCGCGCTCGGCGACTTCACCGGGCCGCAGATCCCGCCGACCCCGGACCCCGTTCCGCCTCCGCCGCCCCCGACGCCGGCCAGGGGCTACGTCGGCCGCCACCGTGACCCGTGGGACCGCGTCGCCATCCTCGGCGACGGCGCTTGGGAACGGATGGTCGAGGCCGCGAAGCCCGCCGGTGAGCCGCGCCGCCTGCGCGTGCAGGTGGGCGTCGGGGCGTTCCTCATCCTCCTGGCCGCCGTGACCGTGACCGTGCTGCGGGTGTTCCTGTGACCGCCGCTGAGCACTTCGACTGGGCCGTCGGCCGCGCCATGGAGTACGTCGAGCTGGGCGACCCGGGCAACGCGATGTCGTCGCTGATCTCCGACCTGGGCAAGCACGACGGCACCGCGGGCATCCTGAACCCGGCACTGCAGGGCCTGTTCCTCGGCGAGGTTCTGCTCGCCGGGGCGCGCGGCGCGAAGCGGTTCATCGAGGGACTGCCGCGCCCGGGCGGTGAGTCATGACCGCCGTGATCACGTTCGTGGCCCGCTACGGCAAGTCGGCCGTGTGCACTGTCGACGACCGGGTCGAGCTGCTCAAAGACCCCGACATCTACGGCCACGCCATCCGCCGCCGCCTGCTCGTCAAGTGGGAGATCACCTCCGGGAAGTACGGCGAACTCCTCGCCTCGGGCACCACGCTGACCATGGGCGGCGCGCGGTGGAAGGCCGTCGACGCCGCCCACCGTCCCGGCATCACGCGGGAGGTGACGCGGTGACCGCCCTGGACATCACCATCGCCCGCGCCGAGGCGCTGTTCGTCTCCACCCTGTCCACCGCCGAGCCGCACGACCGGGCCGAGCTGAAGGCCGCCATCGTGGCCGCCGTCCAGCACTACGGCGGCGTGAAGGGCTGCGCCGCGCTGATGGCCCAGGCGTACGGGGAGCACCCGGCCGAGGCCGCCGAGCGGATGCGATGGGCCCGCCATGCCGCCGGGCCGCTCGCCTTCCATCAGGGGAAGGCGTCGTGAACCTCTACTACGACCCGGAGAAGTTCGGCCTGACCACGATCGGCGAGATCGACTGGTCGGACGGCAGCTACTGCTTCGACCTGACTGTCGTCTGGAAGCGCGTCTCGGATGGCAGGTTCGTCTACGCCGAGGATTCCGGCTGCTCCTGCCCCTCGCCCTTCGAGGACACCGGCGTCGACGAGCTGGTCGTCCTGCGCAAGCGCGGCGGCCTCGCCGACTTCAAGGCGCACTGCGCCGAGCGGGAAGGCACGGGCTACGACGGCCCGCGGCTGACCGAGACGGCCGAGTTGTTGGAACGGATGCACGCGGCAGGTGCCCGATGAAGACCTCCGCCGCCCGGCTCACCGCCACCGCCATCGCCTGCGCGCTCACCGTCGTCTGCGCCTACTACGCCGCCGTGTACGCCATCGCCGCCCTCAGCCCCGACGGGACCTGGACCGACGTGCTCGGGGCGCTCGCCTTCATGGCAGGCGCGCTCGGGTGCGGGGCGCTCGCACTGGGAGGAACCCGATGACCGCGAGCTTCACCTTCACCAAGGCCACCAAGAAGGCCGCCAAAGGCCGCATCGCCATCGACGGCCCGTCCGGCTCCGGCAAGACCTACACCGCGCTCATGCTCGCCCAGGTCCTCGGCAACCGCATCGCCGTCATCGACACCGAACACGGCAGCGCCTCCAAGTACGCCGACCTGTTCACCTTCGACACCCTTCACCTGCACCGCTACAGCCCGCAGATCCTCATCGACGCCCTCGCCGCCGCCGGTAGCGCCGGGTACGAGGTCGTCGTCGTCGACTCGCTCAGCCACTTCTGGATGGGCACCGACGGGATGCTCGAGCAGGTCGACAAGGCCGCCAAGTCGTCGCAGGACCGGCACGGCATGTCCGGCTGGAAGATCATGCGGCCGGTCGAGCGGCAGATGGTCGAGTCGCTGCTGGCCTACCCCGGCCACGTGATCTGCACGCTGCGGGTCAAGACCGACTGGGTCGAGGGCGAGAACAGTCGCGGCAAGCGCCAGATGATGAAGGTCGGCACCAAGGCTGAGCAGCGCGAAGGCCTCGAATACGAGTTCGACCTGGTCGCGTCGATGGACCTGCACAACGAGCTGACCGTCGGCAAGTCCCGCTGCCCGGCCCTGTCCGGCGAGATCGTCGACCGGCCCGGGGCGGCGTTCGCCGAGACGTTCAAGAAGTGGCTCGACGACGGCGAGTCGGCCGGGCCGTCGGCCTACGACCGGCTCAATGACGTGATCCTCGACGCCGCCGACAAGCCCGCGCTGACCGCCGCGTGGCACGCGATCGCGCTGGCCCGCAAGACGGGTCAGGTCACCGACATGCAGGGCGAGGCGCTGGCCATGGCATGGAAGGAGCGACGCGACGAGGTCGCGCCGCAGGAGAACGCGGGCGACAGGCCGCGAGAGCGGCGACCGGATGACCACCCCGACACAGGACATGTGGAGGCCTACGCGTGAACAGGCTCGAAGCAACCCAGCAGGTCCTCCTCCTCGAGGCCGCCGCAGCCCAGCTCAAGGAGCGCGCCAAGGCGGTGCGGCTCGAGCTGGACGCCGACGCCCGGCACGAGTTCGCCGAGCAGGGGGCAGCGCCGACGTGGCGGCTGGCCGACCTCGGCACCTGGTCGCTGCCGGTCTCGAAGGAGGCCCCGTACGTCGCCGACCCCGCCGCGCTGGCCGAGTGGGTGAAGGGCCGCTACCCGTCCGAGATCCGGGAGGTGGTCAACCCGGCGTTCCAGTCGGCGCTGCTGGCCCGGCTCTCGCCGACGGGCGAGGTCGTCATGGACCCGGGCACCGGCGAGGTCGTACCTGGTCTCGGCGTGCGCCCGGGCGGGCTGGCGCAGTCGCTGCGGTTCAAACCGAACGGCGACGCGCTGGCCGTGGCCGATCAGGTGGGCGCCAAGCTGGCCGGCCAACTGCTCGACGGGTTGGGCATCACGGCGGGCGGTGAGCCCGAGTGACCGTCGACTGGGAGAGATGCCGGGCGTGCGGCGGCTGTGGGGCTCTGCTCGCCGGGCCTTGCGTGTCCTTATCGGGCTACGTCGAGGGCGTCGGCTACGTCG